AGCACAAGCCCGACTCATGCAAGCCGCAGCCCACTCTCGTGGATTTGCGAAAAAGGTGGGAATTCCGATGGCGACTGCCAAGGAATTCATGAGCAAGCAGAAGACCCCGTATGCCAAACTTCCTGCGAGGAAGAAGTGAAACCGGTCTGGGACAAGCCTCGTCCTAAAAGTGCTGGCAAGCCTGACCCGCTGTCGAAGAAACAGAAACGGTCAGCTAAAGCGATGGCTAAGTCTGCCGGTCGCCCCTACCCGAATTTGGTGGACAACATGAGAGCGGCAAAAAAATGAAATGTCCTATCGTCACTGGTGATGCCAAGCTAAACGACGCCAACAAGCAGAAGGCTGTCGAAAAAGCCGACTACATGGAAGCTGGCGAGGACGCAGAGTACAAGTGCGAGAACTGTGCTGCGTTCGTCCAGTCAGATGAGATGCAGGGTTGCCTGGAAAACGGTATTGCTAAGGGCATGGAAGACGAAGTCGAGGATATGGGCTACTGCGCTCAACTTGATTTCGTCTGCTCCGAGGACATGGTCTGCAAGAAGTGGCTGGGTGGTCAGGCTAAGGGCAAGGGTGGGATCATCATCAAGATCGCTGGGATGATGGACGAATGACAGCCGCATGGACACGCAAGGCCGGTAAGAACCCGAAAGGCGGGTTGAACGAGGCTGGGCGCAAGTCTTACGAGCGGGAGAACCCTGGCTCGAACCTGAAGCCTCCGGTCAAGTCAGGCGACAACCCGCGCAGGGCATCGTTTCTGGCGAGGATGGGCAATATGCCTGGGCCGGAGCGGAAGGACGGTAAGCCGACCAGACTCCTGTTGTCGCTGCAAGCATGGGGTGCTAGCAGCAAGGCAGATGCGAGAGCTAAGGCAAAAGCAATCTCTGCCAGGAACAAGAAAAGTTAAAATTTAGTTGTAACCGATGACCCGATAGGAGTCGGAATGGAACCAAAATTAGGCAAAGTTAGGCAAAAGCCTAATGACTGGAAGGGAAGACCTCCGGGTATCCCTAATAAGGCCACAAGGGACGTAAGAGAGGCTATCAGGAAGGTAGCGGAGGAGAATGCAGAGAACTTTGCTGCGTGGCTCCAAACCGTTGCTTTAGGTGATGGTGACAAGGTAAAGCCTGACCCAGCCAAAGCCGCTGACTTGTACCTAAAGGCTATCGAGTATCACATTCCCAAGCTAGCCCGGACAGAGGTAGCAGGCGACCAGAATCAGCCAATGCAGATGGTGGTGACTTGGGCAGCAGAGAAATAATCATCCCCTACAGTCCGAGGGAGTCTCAGCAGGAGATTCATCAGGCGATGGATGATCACCGCTTTACAGTGGTGGTGGCTCATCGAAGATTAGGGAAGACTGTCTCTGCCATCAACCAGCTAATCAAGTCAGCGGTGATGTGCAACAAGGAACGTCCACGGTTTGCCTACATTGCTCCGACTTATGCTCAGTCCAAACGAATCGCCTGGGACTACCTGCTCCACTACACTCGTCCGCTGGGAGCCACACCAAACATTTCAGAGCTTCGTGTTGACTTCTGGGATCGCAGGATCGGACTGTACGGGTCGGACAACCCGGATTCCCTCCGGGGGTCTTACTTTGACGGTGTGGTACTCGATGAGGTGGGGGATCAGAATCCCAAAATCTGGAACGAGGTAATCCGTCCTGCCCTAGCCGACAGACAAGGCTGGGCAATGTTTATCGGCACTCCTAAAGGCCAGAATCACTTCTACGATCTACGGAATCGAGCGCAGGACGAGCCTGGGTGGAAACTGCTGGAGTTCCGCGCCAGTCAGACAAAGATCATTGCTCAGTCAGAATTAGACGATGCGCTCCGGGAGATGGGGCGGGACAAGTACGACCAAGAGTTCGAGTGCTCATTTCACGCTGCTATCGAGGGAGCTTACTATGGGCAGATTCTTAACCAGATGGAGGGAGAAGGTCGATTCTGTGCTATCAGCCGGGACGACCTATGTAAAACAGTCGCTGCGTGGGATCTGGGAATCGGTGACTCGACTTCGATCTGGATCGCACAAGTCCACGGACAAGAAGTCCGACTCTTAGACTACATTGAGAACCACGGTGTCGGACTGGATTGGTACGTCCG